AGTGACGATACCCTTGATAGTATCTTCGCAAGTGATATGTCGATTGGTAGATACACGGCACAAAGAGCAGGCATTGGCATCAACGCAGGAAGAATCAGAGGAATCAACTCTAAAATAAGGGGAGGCGAAGTTGCACACACAGGAGTTGTTCCGTTCCTAAAAAAGTTCGAAGCTACTGTAAGGTGTTGTACTCAGAATGGTGTACGTGGAGGAAGTGCTACAACTCATTTTCCTTTTTGGCATCAAGAAATTGAAGACATTCTTGTACTAAAAAACAACAAAGGTACTGAAGACAATAGAGTACGTAAATTAGATTATTCTATTCAACTTAATAAATTGATGTATGAGAGATTATTGACGCAAGGTGATATAACTCTTTTTTCACCTCATAGGGTACCAGGGTTGTATGAGGCTTTCTTTGGCGATCAAGAGAAGTTCAAAGAGCTTTACGAAAAGTATGAAAAAGATCCTAAAATAACGAAAAAAACTTTACCAGCAATGCAACTCTTTTCTGCTCTAATTAAAGAACGTGCAGAGACAGGACGTATCTATATCATGAATGTAGATCATGCAAATACACATAGTTCATTCAAAGATACTGTGTACATGAGTAATTTATGCCAAGAGATTACATTACCTACAAAGCCACTTAATCATATTGATGACCCAGACGGAGAAATAGCCTTATGTATACTATCTGCTATTAATGTTGGAACTATAAAACAACTAGATGACTTAGGAGAACTTTGTGATTTGGCTGTAAGAGCTTTGGACGAAATAATAGATTATCAAAAATATCCTATTAGAGCGGCAGAGATAAGCACAAAAGCTAGACGTTCACTAGGAATAGGATACATAGGTTTAGCACACTATCTAGCAAAGAATGGTTGTAAATATTCAGATAAGAAAGCACTTACCAAGGTGCATGAACTGACAGAAGCATTCCAATACTATTTGCTAACCGCAAGTAACAAATTAGCACAGGAAAAAGGCAAATGTGACTATTATGATCGTACTAAATATAGTGACGACATACTGCCTATTGATACATACAAAAAAGAATTAGATGATATATGTTCTATAACATTAAAATATGATTGGGATAGTCTTCGCAAGGACATTAGAGAGCACGGTCTTAGGCACTCAACATTGTCCGCACAGATGCCTTCGGAGAGCAGTTCCGTTGTGTCGAATGCCACAAACGGTATTGAGCCACCTAGAGGATTCTTGTCCGTTAAGAAGTCCAAAAAAGGGCCTCTTAAGCAGATTGTTCCACAGTATCAAACGTTAAAAGATAACTATACTCTACTATGGGATATGCCAAGTAACGATGGTTATATCAATATAGTGGCTGTGATGCAAAAGTTCTTTGATCAAGCTATTAGTGGCAATTGGTCTTACAACCCAACGCATTTTGATAACAACGAGGTACCAATGAGTGTTATGATGAAAGATTTATTAAACACTTACAAGTATGGTTGGAAAACATCATACTACCAGAATACATACGATTATAAGACAGATGGTGAAGTAGTAGAAGAAGCACCACAAAAGGTAGATGCTTTACAAGACAATGAACTTCGTGTTGATAACGAGGAAGATTGTGAAGCCTGCACAATTTAGGAGAAGGAAGAGAAATGGCAAAGACAGTATTCAATAAAGAAAAGATAGATTTTACAAAACAGTCAATGTTTTTTGGTCCAGACCAAAATACACAAAGATATGATGTATTTAAATTTCCGGAGTTTGATAAACTTAATCAAACTATGTTAGGTTATTTTTGGAGACCAGAAGAGGTTAGTTTGCAAAAAGATAGAGCAGACTTTGCCAAGTTCAGACCAGAACAAAGACACATCTTTACTGCTAACCTTAAGTACCAAACACTTTTGGATAGTGTACAAGGTAGAGGACCTAGCTTGGCTTTCTTGCCATATGTTTCTTTGCCAGAGCTAGAAGGCTGTATTGTAACTTGGGACTTTTTTGAAACAATCCATTCACGTTCTTATACACACATTATTAAAAATGTATATCCTGATCCAAGCGAAGTATTTGATACTATTTTGGATGATAAAGAGATTTTGAAACGTGCTCAATCAGTAACCAAAAACTATGATAACTTTACATTGGCGGCTGATGATTGGTTCCAACGTAAGCAAGGTACCCTTTACGATGTCAAAAAGAAGCTCTACCTAGCTATGATGAATGTAAATATACTAGAAGGTTTACGTTTTTATGTTTCTTTTGCATGTACATTTTCTTTTGCAGAATCAAAGAACATGGAAGGTTCAGCAAAGATTGTGTCATTAGTGGCACGAGATGAAGCAACACACTTAAATCTTTCTACACATGTTTTGAAGAATTGGATCAAAGGAAATGATGATCCAGACTTTAAAAAGATAGCTAGTGAATGTGAAGATGAAGTTTACGAGATGTGGAGAGCATGTGTTGATGAAGAAAAGGCTTGGGCAAATTATTTGTTCAAGGATGGAGCAATTATAGGATTGAACGAAGAGCTTTTACATCAATATGTTGAGTTTATTGCCAATAGAAGATTAAAAGCATTAGGATATAAAATGATTTATGATCGCCCATTAAACAACAATCCTCTACCATGGACACAACATTGGCTTTCAAGTGCAGGTTTACAGGTTGCACCACAAGAAACAGAAGTTGAAAGTTACATAATCGGAGGCATTAAGCAAGACGTAGATGAAGATGTACTGAAAGGTTTTACTCTATAATGAAAGATATAATAATCTATAGCAAAACACATTGTCCTAGTTGTCTAAAAGCAAAGGCAACATTTGATAAACTGAATGTTCCTTATACAGTCAAGACATTAGGAGTTGATATGCAACCTAGTGAACTGATGAAAATCTTTGAAGAAAAGAAGCTACCACAGCCAAGAACAGCCCCACAGATTTTTATAGGTGATACTTATATAGGAGGCTATGAAGCTCTTTTGTCTTATATTGAAGACACAGGATTTAATGGAACTGGATACTCGACAGGATAATATATGTTAATAGAAAAACCAGACTATAGTGTCAATGACACTATTACATTCAAGACTCAAGCAGGCGAAGAAGTAGTCAGCAGAGTTACAGAGATCAATAAAGATTCTATCAAAGTTAGAAAACCAATGGCTTTGACAATGACAGAAAAGGGAATAGGTATGGTACCATTCTCTCTTACAGTCAGCCTGGATACTGAAATGGTTATTAATTTAGCCACGGTAGTTTTTATCGCAAAGACAGCCGATAGAACCGCAAAGCAGTATATAGAATCAACTACAGGGCTTAAAGTAGCTGTCAATTAAGGAGAAAGTTATGTCAGACATACATGAACAAATTAAAGCACAATACGAAGCCTATCTGAACGAAACGGCATCTTTTGATGAAAAAGGTGTTAAAGCGGCGGCGGCAAGAGCTAGAAAGGCTCTAGGCGAAATGGGTAAGTTAGCTAAGGCAAGAAGAGCCGAAATTCAGGACAAAAAGAATAATATGTAGTCTTAAAAGGCTACCTGTTTATATATAAATATACTGGAGGCGTGGGTAATAACTACACGCCTTTAGTTTAACAAGGGCATTTAAAACATGGCAAATCAAGGTAAATTAAAGTGGTACAATCATGTCAAAGGATATGGATTCATATCTAGAGATGAAGGTCAAAAAGACATTTTTGTTCACGTATCAGAATTCCGTAAAGCTGGTATTAAAAAGATTGTTGAAGGAATGATTGTTGAGTATCAACTAGCAGACCACAACGGTAAACCAGTCGCAACCGATATCCTCGTAGTTCACACTCCAGACAAATAAATACATGTATGAAGGATACAAATTTTGCACAGCTATCTTCTGAAGATAAAGTCGCTGATATAAAAAGCAGAATTACAACGTTCAAATACAACCATCCTAAGCTGTATCCTGAAGTGGAGAAAAAGAAAGAGGAGATACAAGACCGTGACAGCCGCTTACGTTCTCTTTTTGCTCGTAGTTAAACACGCAGTAGCAGATCTAATATTACAAAGTAGACTTACCTCAGGTGACAAAGCAGATCTTACTTCTTCAAAAGGTTATAGACATGCACTTGACCATGCTGTTTGTACATTATTAGTATGCATTTTCTTTGCACCAATACCTTGGGCTTTAGGAATAGCTACACTTGATTTTGTCTTACATTTTATAATAGATTTTAGTAAAACAAAGATCGTAAGAAGATATAATATAAAATACGAAGGCAAAACATTTTGGTGTATACAAGGAATTGATCAAATAGCTCATTATTCTTGTTACATGTTGTACATTCTTATCTTGACAAATCAGATATAAGATGCTATAAATATACTTGCAACGTTGAAGCAATTCAAACGCTGAACAGGACCTGGGGGCAGTACCCAGCAGGTCCACCATAAACACATTTTGATAACGGGAGTGTGTTTATGATGGGCCTGAAATAGGATCGACTGGCAGTCAATAGAGTTTGTGGAGTTGTCCGGATCTAAGCTCGGTTAACGCGAAGACACGTTATAGATGCAAACGATAATGTATCAAACGTATTTTCTTTTGTAGACTTCGGTTCACCAAAGAACTACGTAAATGAGGATTTCGCCTTAGCGGCGTAATTGCTCGGGGTTGGCAACTTACCTAGCAACAGAAAAGTTGTTTTTTATTTTGGAGAGCTTAATGAAGTTAGGTGTTAGAGGAAGTAAGTTAGCATTAGCATACGCAGATAAAGTTGTTCACAAAATAGAATCGCCAACTCCAATTGAAATAGTACCTATCAAAACAACAGCAGACTTACATGAGAATAAAGCTATACAAGATATAGGTGGAAAAGGTGTTTTTGTTACTGAGATTGAGGATAAACTTTTAGATAAGTCAATTGATATAGCTGTTCATTCGTTTAAAGACTTACCTGCCGATATGCATGAAGATTTAGAGATTATTGCAGTCTTAGAACGTAATGACCCAAGGGATTGTTACGTAGGAAAACTACATCCACACGCAAGAGTAGGAACAGGATCTCCTAGACGGATAGCACAACTAAAACAAAATTTTAATGTAGAATTTGATGTAAAACCAATTAGAGGTAATATAGATACTAGGTTAAGGAAATTAGACAACGATGAATATGATGCTGTGATATTTGCGGTAGCAGGGTTAGAAGCTCTTAACTTACAAAAGAGAATACAAAAAATACTTCCTTTTGATAAGATGTTGCCTTGCGTTGGACAAGGCGTGATTGCTGTACAGGCACGTAAAGATTTACTAGACAAAGAGTTCTATATAAAAAAATTAAACCATTTACCAACTTATTTGAGTGTAATGAGCGAAAGAGCAATGCTTCAAGAAATTGAAGGTGATTGTCATACTGCCTTAGGAGCAATCTCGACTCTAGTTGGAGACTGTATAATTCTAGAAGCGATAAATTATAATAACAATAAACATTGGAAAGCAATGAGTAAAAGGAATGAATATAATTGGTTGGGTAAGGAAGTTGGTAAGAATATAAAATGAACGAGAAGTTTCAAAATGCATGTAAAAGAATAGAACAATCTAGTCCTCCTATTTGGTTTATGCGACAAGCAGGAAGATATCATTCACATTACAGAGAACTGAAACAAAAATGGACTTTTGAATTGCTTTGCAAATTACCTAATTTAGCGAGTGAAGTTGCTCTTGGTCCTATAGAAGAATTTGATTATGATGTGGCCATTTTGTTTTCTGATATACTATTTCCACTTGAAGGATTAGGTTTGCCTTTAAGATTTGACCCAGGACCTAAGTTCCAATTTAATCTAAGTGAACAAAATGCAGAAGAATTATCTGATATAGATAAAGCATTAGAATTTATGAAATTTCAAAAAGATGCTGTAGAGATGACAAGAGAAAAACTTCCAAACGATAAAAGCCTAATTGGATTTGTTGGTGGACCTTGGACATTAATGAACTATGCAGTTGGACAAGAAAGAGTCACTGATGAATTCAAACTACTTTACATGGAAAAAGTTATTATACCTTTGCTTGTAAAAAATATTGATTTACAGTTAGAAGCCGGTGCAGAAAAGATAATGATATTTGATAGTGGACTATCTAATATGTCACAAAAGTTTTTTAAGGAAAAGTATGCTCCAATGCTATTACCTTTTGCTAATTCTAATATCGGGTATTATAGTCGCAACTTGCCAGGAATAGATTGTTTAGATGAGATATGTGAAATATTTGTCGGTGGTGTAGGAGTTGACCACAACGTTGATATTACTGACGTGCTGACTAGAAGGTTCCTGTCAGGATTTGTTCAAGGAAATTTTGATGAGAGTAAAATGTTATTACCGGAACAAGAGTGTAGAAAAGAAATACATAAGTTTTGTGATAAGTTAGAGAATATAGATAGGACTGGATGGGTATGTGGCTTAGGACATGGTATTAATAAACATACTCCAGAAGAGAATGTACACATGTTTATAGATATTGTCCGTAGTAGATTTTAACGTCTTTTATTTCTTCCCATATAATGATCAGCTGGTTCGTAGTTCCATTTTTTACCATGGTGTCCTCTTATATCAGCGTACCACATTCTTAGACGGACAATAAATTTACGTAATGGTAAGCTCACTAGATACTCCTTAAAGGTTTTGGAATACCATCTGCTCCTAATATCATTTCACCTGTGTCAGCATAAGCACCGCACATTCTTCCGTTAGCATGGGGACCGTAGTATCTTACTGGCTTGACTTCAACCAGTTCACCTTGTCTCATCACAGTTCTTTTATGATGATTAGTAATTACACCTCGTCTTTTTATTCCTGCCATCTTGTTTTCCTATTGTTGGGCATTGATGTTCCTTTGTGGTTATTTAGTAGATTTTAATAAATATGTATGTATATTATTGAAAGGGGCTATTATGTATGAATATAAGTGTAAAATATTAAGAGTAGTCGACGGTGATACTGTTGATGTTGATATAGATTTAGGTTTCGGAATGTGGATGCACAAAGAAAGAGTCCGTATCATGGGTATAGATACTCCAGAGTCTAGAACACGTGATAAAGTAGAAAAGAAGTTTGGCTTGGCAAGTAAACAAAGATTGAAGGACCTTTTACCTGTAGGCTCCAGTCAGGAATTGCACACACAAATTGATAAGTCAGGCGAAGATAAAAAAGGTAAGTTTGGTCGCATACTTGGCGACTTTATGATTGATACAAAACTTGCTACAAGTATCATGATAGAGGAAGGCTATGCCGTATTGTATAACGGCCAGAATAAAGATGAAGTTGAACAGGCACACTTAAATAATAGAGAACGTCTTATTAAAGAAGGTAAGGTTATTTTATGAACACACTCTCCATAACATACATATTTTTAGCAACACTATTTTTTTACGCAACACCAGATGTAAAAGA